TATTCTTCGTCTAATAGAACACCGGCGCTGCAAGCGATAACGTGTCTTCCATCGCCTGCGTTTTTGCCTGATGGTAGGTGCCAAGCCTCTACCACCATTACTTGATCTGAGATGGTCTTAGCAGAGTCGCCGCTACTGTCGGGGTAGCCAGCTGCGGCGTTCTCTACTATTGATTTATACCCAGGGGAATTGGCTAATAATACATCTCGATCAACTAATTTAATTTGAAAAATCTGTCTTGGGTCGCCATACATGGCATCGTTTGGATCTACAAATAATTCGGTTTTAAGTACGCGATCTAAGGCTACTTTTTTGTCTTGAGACTCATATACCTTGATAATACCCGTACCAGTAACGCAAGCATCGCGCAGAGCAATGGTAGCTTTGTCATAGGCTTTAGTTTGGTAAAACTCTCCTAAAATAAAATTGTTTAGTTGTTTAGCAAGCCTACGTTCTTTATAATCACTGTTGTCTGTGAGGAATACTGGGGAAGGTCGTTGTTGACTTAGTCTTGCTACAATGGTGTCTACGCAAGATTGAACTAGGTTAAAGGTGGGTCTATCGGCTGGAAGTCCGGTCTGCGTGTCCATCTTGGACATGTTAGAGCCCAAAAAGTTAAAAAGAGACATGTTACCATAAAGTCTGGCATATAAAGCCGTCTGACGTGCAATATATGCCTGGTTCTCTTTTAAATAAGCTACTGTGGTTAATAGTTGAGCGGAAAGGGTTCTTTTGTTTTCAGCTTCCCACCATCGGTATGCTGATTTAGCTAAAGCATCAACGTCTTTAGTTTTGAAGGTTACACTTTCTGAAAGTTTGGTTTTAGAGACCTTCATAGATTATGCCACACTTTCATCGTTTGGATCAGCTACAGACCACAATAACAAAGCTTCCTCTGTTAAAGTGTCGGATTTAAACGCGCTGTCTACGACGGGCTCAGTTTCTTTAGAGGCTTTGCGTTTTTTATAATTAGATGCAGGAGGTTCAGGCGAAAGGGTAAATTCCATATGCTCATTTTTAAAATGAGTTATACCGGCTTTCCTGCAAGCATCTGCTAGTTTTTTGAGAGCTTTAGCGTCGAAGCTCATATTTGCCTCTAAAAACGCTATCTTAGCGTTTTGCTTTCATTTTTTTACGGATTGCGCCGACCATATCGTGCCGGTCACTTTCAGCCTCTTCTCTCTCATTACCGTGAAGATTGGAATCGTGGGGTTGAGAAGAAATTTGACTGTCGTCAAAATAGGTTTTTTTGCGTGCAGCTTGATAGCTTAGCTGATCTTCTAGGTTTAAATCTTCGTCAGCGTTGGCTTGAAGATCTACTTCACCGCCATCGGCCATCATTTTTTGTTTATGCCGGATAGCGTCTACAATGCCGCCTTTAGCTAGTTTACGTAGCATTTGAAGCTCCATTTCGTCAGATTCGTCGATATCGTGGTGAGGTTCAGAACCGGCGCGTTTTTCAGCTTTGTGAGAGTGTGGGTGCTCGTCCATCATCTCCATTTCCATAGCGTCTTCCGCGGCGTCAGGTCGCATAGACGCGGCTTCAATTTCACCGCCGTCGGCCATGCGCTTATGTCTTAAGTGTCCTTCATGAGAAGCGTGTCTAACGCGACCGCCGTGAGCCATTTTTTCTTCTTCTTCAGCGGCTTCATGTTCTTCGAGCATTTCTGGGGATAGCATTTCTTCATGCTCGTGCTCTAACTTCTCTAAATCTTTAAGTTCTTCGTGTGCGTGTTGGGACAAAGCTTCCTTAACATCACCGCCCGAAGCCATTTTCTTTTTCTTAGCTGCCCTTTGAACGCTCAAAGCGATTGCAATAGCTTGCTTGTGGGGTTTACCGTGTTTCATTTCGGTTTTAATGTTTTTACCTACGGCGGCAGGTTTAGCAGATTTAATGAGTGGCATGGGTTAAGTCCTTATCCTTCTTCAGATTCTTCAGCTTCAGACGGCCCTTCTTCGTGGGGTTGAGCTTCTAAAATTTCAAACAATGATTGAATAGCGGTTAGCACCAATTTTTTGTCGTGTGAGTGAATACCGCGTAAAAGGTCTTCTACAGCAGCCTCTAGCCCAGCTTGGCTATCTTTATGAGACTCCGCCTCTTTTTCGTCTGGAGTTCTGTAAACCATTGCAATTCCAGTGTTATTTTGTTTTTTCTTGGTTAAAAATGGCAGCATTCAGGGTAGACCTCTTATAAATATAAAAATGTCCTGAATTTATTGAAAAATTGGTTAATAATTAGTTAAAAATCGTCAAATCTACGATAAGGATCGGTATTTTCTAGTTCATCCATAAAGCCTTGAAGTTCTTTTTCGAACATCTCGGTCTCCTGTTGGTTGGCCCACTCTTTAGAGCCCCACTTATGGACTTCAGGCGGTTTAACATAAGTATAGGCCGGGCTGACTTTAAATGCGTATAGTACCGCGTCTATGATATCGGAGTGGGGGTATTTTTTAATGGTGATGCGGTCGGGAGTAGATTTGTCCCAATCTATCTGCACCAGGTATGAATCTTTAGCGAATCTTGAAACTGCTTTGGCTTTAAATGTACCTAACCTTAAAGCATCGTTGAGCAATTCAACGTTTTCTTGTTTACGAGTTTTGTCGGCAGCTTCAATAGGGATTTGATGCCGTCTTGTTAATTCTTCGTGGATTTTTTTACCGAGTGCGCCTGCGTCCATAACAATCTTATCTGGGTTATATTTAGATTGTAATTTTTTGATCTGTTCTGCAAGGGCGGTAATATCTTGTTTTGGAGTAATAATCTCATCAACTAAATAAGTTGTTTTATGAGCTGGTGACCAAGCTAAGATAGCTATAGCGTCAGCGTCTTTATATCCGATGTCTACGCCCATGATATAACTATAACTATCTGGTTTAGTTTCGGTTAAAGTTACGTAATCATTGACTTCTGCACTATACCGAATCCAAAGGGATTGAACGTCTAAGATCCAGTTATTGCGCCACTCTCTAAGTAGCGTTGGATTATTATCAGCCCAGCCTCGTTTAAGCTTAAGGCTTTCAATAAAGGCTTTTGCGTCTGGCATGTGAGGGTTGTCGATCACTGTCCATTTATGAATTGAATAGCCGTATTTGTTTTCTTGTGTAACCTCAAAGAAATAGCCGCTAGGGACTGGTCCGGGAGTCCCAGTAAGTGCCAGCCACCCATCTGCATAGTCTGCGATTGTAGGGGTTAATACGTCGTCTACAAGGCTCTGCAAATGCGAACTAAAGTCCTGGGCTTCGTCGATGGCTACGCCTGGTGCCTTAACCCCTTTAAGACGTCTAATGAAGTTTTTACTGTCGGCACCAACTAATCTAAGGCTTGCGCCATTAGGGTGCACTACTGTTAACCTGGATTCTAAGAACTCGCAATTAAGTTTATTTTTTTCAGCGTGCTCCATGAGCACTGGCCACATAATAGAGCGAGCTGAATCTCTGGTTAGTGCGATATAAATGCACTGCGAACCTGGATACTTTTCCATGGTTCTAAAAAACTTTAAAGCTAGTGCGTTGGATTTACCGGCTCGTCGTGAACATTGAGCGGCTAAAAATCGTGAGGAATCTGTAACAAAGTTGTTTTGTTGTGGAAAGTTAGAGTTTAAAGGTAATGGTTTAGCTTCAGCTAACGCTTTTTCGCGTTTAGCTTTTTCTATGGCAATCGCGAGTTTATCTGGGTTTCTAAGTTTAGCCATCGTTTAATAGTTTATCTAATTCTTCTTTGGGTAAAGAACTAAGCAATTCTTTTTCTTTTTTAATTAAGTCCATAAGAAGTTTAATGTTTTCGCGCATAGAGTGTGCGCGGTCTTTAGTTAACGGGTCACCGTGGGCGGTTTCTTGTAATAAACTTCTGGTTTCTCTGTAAAGCACTAAGAGGTGCTTATCTAAGAGTTCGGATAGATTTATTTCACTTGGGATTGGATCTTGAGGAGGGGGCGGTGGTGCAGAAGAAGAAGCAGACTGTGACCGGACATAAGCGCCGTTTTCATCTTTAATGCTGATACCCTGTCCGGTCACAATCTTTTTCATATATTACTCACCGCTGGCTTCTGGGGATACTTCCATAAGAACCACGTTACCGTATGGAATAAGCAGTTCTTTAGCAAGTCCGCGATATCTAAAACTAATAGATAATGCTCCATCTTGAGCGCTCATGCTGAGATTTTCTAGAGTTTTATTAGGAATAGGAAACACGGTGCCTAGTTCGCCTGCGCCTACAACGTATGCGTTAGTCTGTAGTCTAGCGTATGTAACTTTGCGGCTCATTATGCACTCCCTTCGACTGAAGAAGAACTTGCTTCTGCAGACTTTGCAGAATTGATTTTAGCTGCTTCAAGATTTAAGTCTTTCAACTGATTGTTGAGCAAGTCAAGATCTTTGTTAAGCACCGAGATTTGATACTGTACGTGTCCAGCTTGTGAACAGATACGGGTATAATCCTGGTGGACTTCCTCGATATTTCTTGATTTGTTTTCCATTTTTACTTCCTTTCGTTAAGTTCCTATACTAGGAACGGGTTAAAAGCCCAGTCTTTCTTTTTCAAGATTGACAAGCCTATCTTTGTTAAGTTCGTAACTGTATTAGTATCTTTTGGCACTAAGTCTCTAGCTAAACCGATATTACGCCAAAACTTTTTCACAAATACCCAATGAATAGTTTGTGGTGCGTTAGCCAATACAGCATAGCCTAATATTACATTAGAATCTTCTTTTAAGCAAGCGACTTTGATCTGAATTGCAGAATTATTTATTACTGTTTCGAGTATGGTGTGATAGTTTTCCATGAACGTTTGTTTTTTCATGTTAGAATATACGCTATCACCGTAGTATAAACCTCGCAGCCAGGTAGCTAATACAAAGTTTTTATCTTCAGGAGTATAGTCTCGGATTACTATTAAGTCTGATTTATTCATCTGCTTCGTCATAAATTTCGTCTTTATATCGTTCAAACATTATTTTCTTAAGTCTATCAATTTTATTGTGAACTCTCGTCTTGGACGTTTTAATGTTTTTTAATTTAAGGTTTTGAGCAATATCTCTGTAGCTAATACCGTCTGCATGCTGAGCCCAGATAAGTTTTTCAACTTCGTCCTTAAAATCATATTCATTAAAAAAATAACCAGCTAATCGAAAATAAGTCTCTAGGCTTTTAAATTTTAAAATTACATCTTCAAAGTCTAGGTTTTTGTTTTGACTTCTGTATAAAAAATGGCAGTTAGAGTAACGCTTTAAAAACTGTTCGCCAGTTTCAATATCGTCAAAGCCATCCTTGGCTAACTTTTTATACCATTCTTTTTGAAGTTTTTTAAACTGCTTGCTGTTGGGATTCATTTGCGGCTTTCTGGGCGGCAAGCTCAGCTTCTTTAGCTTTGGTTTTAATATCTGTAAAGACTTGGCCTGCAACTTGCTTTGCGGCTCCAGCTCTAAGCGTCAACACAAAATAGTATTTGGGTTTAGAAGCAGCTTGTGGTCCGAGGTGCATAATAATAGTTGCTAGTGTAAATTTAATTGAGTCTTTGTCTGAAGTAGGAAGATCATACGTGGCAATAATATCTTCAGCCCAGCTTTCAAAGGCTGTTACGCCTGTGGGCAATGCTGAAGGAAATAACCCACGAATTTGTTTAACTAATCTGACTAATTTTGTTTTCATAGTTCTTACTCCTGTTTATAAAATTAACATATGTTAAATGAATAGTCAAATTTATTTTAAATCTGCTAGATTGCGAGCTATTTTAGGCTCTGCTATAAGATCTACGCCCGGTAAAATCACTGTGTTTTCCATAGCTTCTTTAAGGACTAGGACTATGTCTTCGGCCAATTCTTCTGGCCCTTCTGCTACTAATTCGTCGTGGATTTGTAGTACAATTTTAACTTCTGTCCATCTAGGGTCGTTTACAGCTAAATCCTTGCAGTACTGCCAAAAAGCTATGGCTGCGCGGTTAATTATGCTGGCCCCAGTGCTTTGAACTCGATGGTTAACGCTAAGGTTTAAC